TAATCAGGAGAAAGTCAAGAACATGCGCACGCAGCACAAAGCATCTCAAATTCAAACTGGAGTCACGTCCACTCGGAGAGACCTTTATAAAATCCAGAGCAAAAACACATCCCAATAATACACTATGGCAACTAAGAAAAACCCACTTTCTGCTCTACTCAGCACCGACGATAGACAGCAGGTTCAAGAAATGCAACGGGAGCACGTTCTTCGTTCTTCTGTTCGTCAAGCAGGGACTTATGGAGTTGGAGTGCAAAAGCCTCTTCCAATTTCTCAAACCAGTCTAGGTAGGTTGTCTAATTCGTTGGGAACAGTAAGCGGTATCTTAGGTCAGTTCAGCGCTTACCAAGCGCAGAAAGAGCAAGTCGAGCTAAAAGGTCAAGGCTTACAGAGCCAGCTTAACCTACAGGAAATCGCGAGTAAACAAGCTGACCTTAATCTTAAGGGCGCTATGATTCAAGGAGACATTCTTGATGAAACCGTCAAGCAACAGTCCATAGCGCTAGACGAAGCTCAGACTCGAAAGCGAAACGCAGAGTTTGACTACATGTTGTCTCAATCAAACGACGAGCAAGTTGAAAAGATGATTGAGGAGGCGAACGAACAAGTCCGACGCCAAAAAGCCAAATTGGCCAAAGCGGAGCTTGGCGTTGAACGCGCCAACCCCGGAGAGCACACCGAGTCTCCTTTATACTCTACGCGAGCTTTGCGTTTCCTCGGAGCTACCTACGCGGAAGAGTATGATGAATACCACAGACAGCAGACCAAAGAACTCATAGAGAGCTTAGCGGACAACCCCAACGGCGCTAGTCTGTCTCGCGAAGAGGCGACTGACTTAGCTCAGAAAACCTTGCGTGATTTCATGCTGTTGAAAAAGCTCGACCCTGAAGGTGAGGTTGGTAAAGGGTTTATTCAAGCTACAGACCGCTTAAGGGCCGCTAAGAATCCTATACTAGCAAGTGCGCTCATGGATGAATCAGAGACTCTCAACACGCAGAACATGATTGGAGCCATGAAAGCTTATGCTGAGTTGAGTCCCGGTCAAGAAGGATTGATAGGCGAGTCTCCGTGGTTTGCACAACTTTCGGGCATGTCTCAAACAAAGGCTAGGGCAGTGTTGTTTGGAACTCAAGGTGACCCTGCTCGCGGAATACCTCCAACTCCCGGTCTTTACGGAATGATGGCTCGCACACACGATGGAGCTGTTAAGTTCCAAGCGTTCTTTGAAGAGTTGGCTGATGAACTTCACATCAACAATAAACCATTCAAAGAGTTTCCTGAGTTTGATTCTCTTCAGGCTCAAGTTGAGGAAGCGGTTGACAGGACAGCTCTCGACGAGGTGAAAAGCAAAAACAGTGCTTTTTCCGTGGCTTGGCAAGAGACAGCAGATAAACTACCTAAATTAAGTTCAAGTATGTCTCCTCAAGATATAGCATTGGCGACAGCGAACCTCATAGACATAAACGACACTCCTGACCAACTCAGAGAAAAACTACTTGACCGCTTTCCTTCCTTGAGTGACCAAATAGCACAAATCACAGATGATAAGTTGTCTACATACGCCTTTGACTTAGTCAATGGGATTAAGGGAGGCGGAGACAGGTTAGACGCTGTGACTGACGTTCTGATGGCGCGAGTAGTTCCGCACCTTCCAAGGCTCGACAGGAGGGAAGGACTTTTACGCGTTTTACAGAAAATCGGCATAGGTGTTGACTCGTTTCCGGGCGGTGATTCTGTAAGCATCTCTGGTTTAATTGCTAATTTCATTGAGGGGTTTGAATCTCAAGGCTCAAAAGCAACACCGGGTCTGGAGGACTCTAGTGGGGGGTTCATGGTGGGCGAGATAGACGACCTGACAGCAGTTGTAAATGGGACGCCTACTGGCGTTATCACTCGCTACACAAGGGACCTAAATAACTTAAATGACCAAGTCCTAGCCTCGCTGCCAAAAGACGCAACAGAAGACGATTTCAACAAAGCTTACAAAGAGGGATTTAATGAGCTAAGCAAAAACCTTGAAAACGACCTAGCTGGAGCCCTTATCAAACACGCTAAAACAAACCAAGATTACGTAAGAAAATTAGATGGAGACTCCTTGGACAGACGTTCTCTACCACCAAACGCTGCTTTAGTCCCGACAGAAAGACTTAAAAGACTACAAAACGAAAATCCTACTATGACTTTCGAGGAGGTTGTTAAGCTGGGATTAAGTCAAGGAGCCATAGAAGTAGCCTCTGGTTCGGTTCTAAGCAACGCTTTTGCTGAAAGCTCTCAAGAAGCAAAAGCACTTAATAAGACTTATGTAAGCACCAAAAAAGCACTTAAGGCGCGAATGGAGCAATACACTGAAGAAGGAGGGAGAGAGTATGAACAGGTTCAAGATATATCAACACGTCTAGCAGCCTTTGGACGCGTTTTCTGGTCAAAAGATGTAGAAAAACACTATGAGGGGTTGATTGGTGAAATGAACGCAGCAGCAGAAGCTAACTATTCAGTCTCAGTCACTCCAGAAGAGATAAAAGGTTTAGCTTCAGGAATTGCTTTGGTAAACCCTCTTCAGCCTTGGTTCAGAAGAAAACGAACACCTTTCATTGTTAAGATGGGAGATGATTTTTTAAATATAAAACCGTATAAAAAAGGTCCTACCAAGCACGATACTACGGGTGGAAAGTTTTCCTACGATATTACAGGCGTGCAGCGAGCTGGACAACTTACTAGCGACGCTGACGGAAACGTCAACAAACATGAGGATTGGAACGACTACATAAGCCGAGATGTGACTATTCGTCATGATTTATTTAAAGAAAACCAGCCGCCAGTCACAGGCTTAGCCTTTGGTAGCTCAGAACCAACACCCAATGACGTTGACAAGATAAGAAAAGCAGCAGGTTGGAGCATAAAGGAGCTAGAGGAAGTGAGAAGCGCGTTCGGTTTCGACAACGCGTTTACTTTTCTCAAGGCTCAGTATAACAACGCCTATTACTCCAACCAAAGAAAAGCCAAGACCAAGTAAAAACTCGATTAAGCGAACATGACTGATAAATTAGATTCATTCGACAGAGCCGCCCTACAAGGGGACTCGTTTGACCAATTACAACAACAGAGCCAGCTTGGGCAGTTACAGGAGGCAGCACCGCAAGCACCTATTGAAGAAGAGGTTCAACCACCGTCGCAAGAGGAGCAAATAGAGCTTGAACAAGACGTAGAACAGCCTCTTTTTAGTAGGGATAAAGACAAGCCCCAAAAAGAATCGAAGCCTCAAGAGGAAAGCGAAGAAGGTAACAAATTAAGCGACTACGGTAAGGACGTCGCGTTTGCACCAATACGTGGTGCAGAAGCAGCGTTGGAAGGCGTATGGAATTTCTTGGATTTCGCTACCGGAGACCGACTGTGGGATTTTTACGATAGAAAAAAATCGTGGCTAGGAACGTCGAAGACAGGAGTAGGTAAAGCTGGTGAAGCTCTTGTTCAGTTTGGTATTGGTTTTGTTCCCGGTTTAAACGCAGCGTCTTGGTTAGGAAAGGCTTCTAAGTTAAAAGGAGTAGCGGGAACACTGTCTAAAAGCAAAGACGCCATTAAGAGTTTCTCTAAGAACCAACTCAGTCTCTCTTCTAAGTCGATGAAGAAGCTGAGCAAATACAAGACTGCTACAAAGACTAACGTTAGGTTTGCCACGGCAGGTGCTATTTCTGAGTTCTTCGTATTCAAAGGGGAAGAGGAACGTCTCGCAAACTTACTGGCTACACACGAAAGCGGAGGAGGACCTGTTCAGGATTTTATTAACTGGATGGCCTACGACCCTGACGACGAAAACAGCAACGAGATAATCGAACGTGGTAAGCTTGCTTTAGAAGGTCTTATTGTCGGTGAAGCTATCGGTCTCGGCCTTCTCGGTGTGGGTAAAGGGTATAGAGCTGTAAGGCCCAAGAGGGAGGCTGTTGAAGTGACATCTAAATCAGCCATTGAGACTCCCGAGCAAGGAGAAGCTGTTAGTGGGTTACAAAAGATATTTGGTATCTTTGCTCGTAAAAACGCAAACGTAAAGAAGCAACGAGCAAACGGCGAAGAACCGGACGAATGGCAAGCGCTTAACGACGCTCTGAATGACCCAGAACTTCAAGTAACGGATAGCGAGAGAAGGGCTTTGCAAGAATCAGCTCACCGCAATAACGACCTTAAAAACGCAACAGATTGGGAGGAGCAAACTGGAGAAAAGCTGAGCGAAACTCCACCACCTCCGGGTGTTCAGGAAGCTACCGGGAACCTCAAGGCCGCCGAAGGTTCAGAAGCTCCAGTTCCAGTCCCTAAAGTAAGAAAAATAGACCCTGATACAGCCACCGAAAAACAGCTCGATAACTTTTTATTGAGTCGAAACATAACAGGGGTTGGGTCTACTCTTGAAAATAAACGAGCCTACGTTAAGGACATAATCAATGAGTCTAAGGAAGGCGGAACAGAGCACCTAATAGACAGCATCGAGCAGCATGTAGTCAAGACTGTTAAAGATGCTGGGCTGTATGACGAAACTAACCCTCAAGCAATGCTTTCAGGTGTTAGGGTTCTAAATAGCGTTCCTGAAATGCGAGCTTTTCTTACGCATGTATCTAAGGTTGCTATGAAGGCTAGCAAAAAAGGCAAAATGAACCCAAAGGCTCAAGAAGAGTTTTACGAGGAAACGCGTAGAATTGCAAACGCGGGTTTTGAGGGAGCGGGCGGTAAAGGAGAAATGGACTTGTCCGCATTCCGAGGCCGAGCTAAGGACTTGGAGCTTTTCAGAAGCGAGGCTGAAGCACTTTACGACGCAATGAACAGCATCGCAAAAGACCTAAAGGATAAAGTATCAAGCGCTGCTGATGCGTTAAAAAACGGAACTGCCAAATTGCAGACCAAAGACGGAGTGACCGTCTTAAACAAAGACGAGGCTATGACGGAAGTTTTCTCGACCATGGACCGCTGGACAGCGCTTCAAGAAATCTGGGCTGACTTTGGAACTCAGTTATCGCTTGGAATGAGACAGCGTCAAGACCTCTATCGCACGGGGCAAAGCGCTTTGGGTAGAGACATCGCAGGTCAACACAGGACTCTAGGAGTGGCTTTGGAGGACGCGCTGAAGAGACAGGGAGACATCTACCGTAGACAGAACAGGGGTAATCTCACTGACAAAAGAATTATTAAAGACCTTCAAAAGTTGTTTAAGAATTCAGGAGAGGTTATTGAAATGGACCAAATGGCTAAGAACCTTAACCAAATAGGCGTCAACAAAGGGTTATCTCAGTGGACGTTAGCAGGTAGAAAAGGACTAGCCGTTTCTCAAGAGTGGTATTACAACGCTATTCTAGGTTCACCTACTTCTTGGGCTGTGAACTTTTTAGGTGGAGCACTCGTTCTTCCCTTGAGGCACATTGAGTCAATCGCAGGAGGTGTTATGACAGGCAACGTCGATTTAGTTAGGGCTAACTTTAGGGCTATGTTTGACGTCCAGAGTTTCAAAGACTCTCTTAAATACGCGTGGAAGTCAGGAATTGACGATGAGGCTAGGTCAATCACCGGATACACCGCATTTAGAGATGACCGCATACTCAACCGAGGAGGAGAGATTAGAGTAGACAACCCTGACGGGACCCTTCTTCGTTCCGCTTTCAATTTCATGGGCCATCTTGTTAGACACCCTTCTCGATTGATGATGGCGGGTGATGAGTTCTTTAAGCAGATGAACTACCGCGCTCGCATCAAGACATCTCTTGCTGTGGACGGATACAAAAAGGGACTTCACAGAGACCCCGGCAAACTAGCGGAACACATTCAAAACGGTTTCAATACTACTATTACTAAAGAGGGTCGTTTTCGCAATGAGGAAAACATCCGACGCGAGGCGGTAGAGGCTCTTATCGCAGCTCGTAAGGCTGGAGAAGACATTACTGACGAGAGGAAGTTCATCAACGGTTACATGAAGGACCACTACCAGATGAATAAACTCAAACGCGTGAAGGATGTTGTATACGACGACGACCTTGGGTTCTCCCAAAGACAAGCGCTGGTCGAAGCGGGAACAGACTGGGCTCTTGTAAACACCTTCACTAACGAAGTTACCAATGGGTTCTTTAAGAAGACCGGAGAAATGGCCCAAATGAGTCCTTGGCTTGGTTTTATCATCCCGTTCGTTAGGACGCCTTCAAACATTATTTTGTTTGCTTTAGGACGCACTTTACCAAGGCCGGTTAAAATGGTCAAAGAGGTAGCAAGCATGCGTAAGAAGAGGAAAGAGCTTGCAGATGTATCCCCTTCATCAATCATTAATCCCGAAGAGTTAGCCGACCCATTGAGCGCATCCCGAGAAAAAGCTGAAAAGTATTTGAAACTCATTCAAAACGAGCACGATATTAAATCAGCCGAAGCCCTTGGTCGTTTATCTGTAGGTTTAATGTCTACGGGAGCTTTGTTCATGAACATCGAAGCCCTTGGAGAGCGAATCACAGGTTCTCCTCCATCGGACCCCGGTAAACGTGCAGCTTGGGCTGCTACGGGTAAGATACCATTCGCTATTGAGTGGAACGGCAAATGGCACAGCTACCAGCGTCTCGACCCGTTTGCTACTACCCTTGGTATACTGGCGGATATTTCAAAAGGCTTTAACGACATAAGAGATACCGGACTTAGCGAGTTCGGGGACGTAGAGGAGTTTGAGGAAAAGCAGAACGATTTATTTCAAGCTGTTGCTATTATTACGACGGCTATAGCTGACAACACCATGAAGAAATCCTACATCGAGAACTTAGGTGAGCTTCTGGACTTAATGGAGAAGCCAGTCGAAGCCTTTGAAAACGTGGGCGCAAACGTCTTAGGTGGTTTCGTCCCTAACGGACTCAACTGGTCCCAAAACGTCTTTGAAGAAGAACCTGCTATCTTAGAAGCTAGAGGCTTTTTGGATAAGATGCTTAAGCGTCTACCCGAGTCTATACGACCCGGAGGAAAACTAATGCCACAGCGGAACGCCCTTGGTGAAATACGCAGAAAAAGCAAGGACAACACAGGGTCGCTTAGGAAGGGAATCAACCCTCTTTTCTCTTCTGAAATCTCCAACGACATTGTTGATATTGAGATTGAACACCAAGCGGTTGGGCGTAAACCTATGGGCGACGTCCGTAACATCGCTGGGAACCGTCTTAGTTATCGGGACTACAGAAACGACAAGGACCAAACTGCTTACGACCGTATGCAGGAGCTGTCGGGGACGATAAAGCTTGGTCCTGCTCAGAAAACGCTTCGTCAAAACTTGAGGAGGCTAATCGAGTCTAACGCCTACCAACGTCTTCCTCCAATCACTGACCAAAACAGGCATAAAGACCACCCAAGGTCTAAAGCAATCTCCAAAGTAATTAACACATACAGAGCAGCGGCTAGACGCCAAACCCACAAAGAGTTTAAAGAACTTAGAGCTGACTTAGCTAAACTATTAAGATAAAATACCATGCCAAATTCATATACTACAATAACCCTGCTATCTGGGTCCAGCGGAACTAACGCCTCAGGCCAGACAGTGTATGGTCCGTTTGACTTCGATTACATTAACACTTCTGACATCAAAGCAGTCGTGAAGATGACATCTGGCTCTACTTTCAAATGGCAAAGTGTTTCGGTTGCAAGTGTTGACGCCACGACGAAGTTAGTGACTCTATCTGCAAACCTGTATTTCTCAGATGTTCTTGACCAAATGCGAATCTACAGGGAAACCTCACTTAGTTCTCTAGTTGACTTCCAGTCTGGTTCTCGTATCTCCGAGGCTGACTTAGACACCGCTTACAGACAGGCGTTGTTTGTTGCTCAGGAGACTGCTGAAGACGGCTCAGGAAGTGGAACAAGAACACTCCAAACGGCTGATGACATCGCGAGTGGAGCAATAACCGCCGCTGAGTTAGCTACTGACGCCGTCGAGACTGCTAAAATTAAAGACGTAAACGTGACAGCAGGTAAGCTAGCTACCGACGCCGTGGAGACAGCTAAAATCAAAGACCTAAACGTTACCGCTGCTAAGCTGGCTGCTGACGCTGCCGAGACTGCTAAGATTAAAGACGGTGCGGTCACAGCTCCCAAGCTGGCCTCGACGTTAGACTTGTCAGGAAATACTTTGACCTTTCCTTCGGGTGGTATTGTTCAAGGTGAGGTGGACACTGCAACAAAAACCGAAATGGAAACCGAGGCGTCTGCGGGTATCTGTGTTCCAGCGACTCTAAAGCACCACCCCGGTGTGGCTGCGGCTTGGGGAATTGTTTCTTTTGACGACAGCTCTCCAGTGTTAGTTGCGGGTTACAACGTGGCCCTCGGTTCTCCCAGCGAACCTAGCGCTGATACCCGTAGAATCGTCTTCTCAAACAACATGGCAACCGCAAACGGCGCTGACTACGTAGTTTTAACAGCTACAGACACAGGGACCTCAAAAAACCACCCGTTCGTGACAAACAAAACGGCTTCTGGCTTTGATTTAGACGTAGATTTTGCGGACGACACAGGTCACAGACTTCACTTCGTGGTTTACGGACAACTACAAGCCTAATAGACCCATGGACTCCACCCACACCCCAGCAGCAGTAGGCATCGTAGGAATGTTAGGAACCTTTACATTATCGGACATCAACGCTCTCGTTGGTATCGGGGTAGGCTTACTGAGCTTACTTTATTTACTCATTAGAATCCTTAAGGAATGCAAGACGAAGTAGAAAACCAAGAAGAAAAGCTCAACGCCCTCCAAGGGCTGCTTATTGATGAGTTTATCGCCCGTATCAAGTCAGGCGAGGCTGCACCAAGCGACCTCAACGCTGCTAGGCAGTTACTGAAGGACAACGGCATCCACGCCGGGTTATCCAAAGGCAACCCTCTAGAGCAACTGGCAGACATCTTACCCTTTGACGCAGTATCCAATGGCTAGAAATTACAGAAAAGAATACGACACCTACCACAAGTCAGCACGACAGAAGAAACGCCGGGCTGGTCGTAACAAGGCTCGTGCCCTCGTCATCAAGAGGAGAGGCAAAAAGGCAGTTCAAGGTAAGGACGTCCATCACGCAGACCGTAACCCTCAGAACAACGGGGCGAGTAACCTGAAGATTCAGAGTAAGAAGAAGAACCGAGGAAACAATAAGTAATAGTGGACATTCCAGACAAACTAAAAGACTTTAGGAACTTCTTGTATATTGTCTGGAAGCACCTAAACCTGCCCAGCCCTACACCTATTCAATATGAAATCGCCGCATACATGCAAGGAGGAGATAGACGAGCTATTATCGAAGGCTTTAGGGGAGTCGGTAAGAGTTGGATTTGCTCTGCATACATTGTGCACCAACTCCTCCTCGACCCCAGTAAAAACATACTTGTCGTCTCTGCTTCAAAGACAAGAGCAGATGACTTCAGCACTTTTACACTTAGACTCATCCATGAACTCCCTATTCTCGCTCACCTTAGACCCACCGCCTCACAGCGATTTTCAAAAATCTCCTTCGACGTCGGACCAGCCCCCGCCTCCCACGCCCCCTCCGTCAAATCCTTGGGAGTCACGTCTCAACTGACGGGCTCCCGAGCTGACATCATTGTTGCGGACGATATTGAGGTTGTTGGCAACAGCGCCACCCAAGGGATGCGCGACAAGCTGGGCGAGCAGGTCAAGGAGTTTGACGCCATCATCAAGCCTGAAGACGAGTCAAAAATCCTCTTTCTGGGAACCCCTCAGTGCGAGGACACCATCTACAACAAGCTCACCGAGCGAGGATACAAGAAGCGCATCTGGCCAGCCAAATACATCACCCAGAAGATAAACGAGACATCCTACGACGGAACCGTAAGCGACTACTGCGTCAACGACGAGCGTGAAGGGGAGTCCACCGAACCCCTGCGGTTCTCCGACATCGACCTAGCGGAGCGAGAAGCTTCCTACGGGCGCACCGGGTTCGCCATGCAGTTCATGCTGGATACCCGGCTAAGTGACCTAGACCGATACCCACTCAAGACCAGCGACCTCGTAGTGATGTCTGTAGACCCCACAGTGGCCCCCGAGAAGCTTGTGTGGGCCCGTGACCCTAATTTGGAGTGGGACTCCTCTGTGCCCAACGTAGGGCTCTCAGGGGACCGTTTCTACAGACCCATGCAAACCCTTGGGGACTACATCCCATACACAGGCTCTGTAATGTCCATTGACCCCTCTGGACGAGGAAAAGACGAGACAGCCTTCAGCATCGTCAAGATGCTCAACGGTTACCTCTACGTCCCGGACGGAGGAGGAATGCAAGGAGGCTACGGCGATGACACCCTAAAAGCCCTAGCCATCAAAGCCAAGGAACACAAGGTGAACGCCATCGTTGTCGAGAGTAACTTCGGTGACGGTATGTTTGTGGAGTTGTTTAAGCCCATCCTAACCAAAATACACCCCTGCACCATCGAGGAGGTCAGACACAACACCCAAAAGGAACGAAGAATCATCGACACCCTTGAGCCTGTAATGAACCAACACAGGCTCGTTATCGACCCCAAGGTCATCCAGAAGGACTACGAGAGCGCACAACGCTACCCTAACGACTCACAACTCAAATACCAACTCATATACCAGCTCTCACGCCTCACCAACCAACGCGGAGCCATCACCCACGATGACCGCCTAGATGCCCTAAGCATGGCCGTGGCCTACTGGACAGAACAAATGGCCCAAGACGCCGACAGGCGCATGGGGGACCGCAAACAAGAGCTTCTCAAAGAGGAACTAGAGAAGTTCATGAACAACTTCAGCACCCAAGGAAACTCATGGCTATAAACAAAGACAGAATCAACCTCCGAGTAGCAGGGATGGACATTCCCCTGAACATCGTTGAGTCCTTCCCTGACGGAAGCCTTGGCGAATACGACGGCAACGTCCGGGAAATCAGCATCAGTAAGGCGTGTTTTAAAGACGTGAACCTCTTCAGGTCTACCCTAGTTCACGAAGTGGTGCATTGTGCACTAGACCTCAGTGGAGCTAACTACGGAATGTCTTCAAAGACTGAAGAACAGGTCGTTACAGCCGTGGAGGCTCTAGCTATACCTGCAATCAGGAGCATCGACAAAGCCTTTATACAACAACCATCTTAAGAGGTGGTATATATGGACGCAGGGGGGACACTCTGAGTACACTCAGAGCTGACTGAAGTCAACGAAGGTTAAAAACAACACCTAGACCTAGAACTGTAGTGGAATGTGAGCGGAGGGATTGGTTAAGGGTAATTTACACTTACTCCCCCACAAAAAGCACACTCTAAGTGAACCATAGCGAACCCCTTGTCAAACAAAAAACACAAAAACACACTTTTTCATGTTTTTCTTCACTTAGGGGTTGACCTTGTGTCCCCCATCTGTTTCTTTTACGCGTGTGTTGTGTGTAATGCCCTCTGGGCCTCTTCTTATGTTGAGCGCTCAGGGGGTCCCCCGGTTGCAAACGGTGGTTTTGATGCAAAAATCTGAGGGGGTAGCGTTATACGCTGGTGCGCGAGCACCCCCCGTGGCCCCACGACACGCGGATAGCGCACAAACAAAATACCCAGCGGTAAGCCACGGGCCACAGCACGAAGCTTTATCGAACCACACAGCGCTACCGCTGGCGCAAGCACACAAGGCCAAGGGACCACGCCACCCACCCTGAACGGCCTGAAGCCAGCCAGCAAGCACGCATGGATACACGCACTATCATCCCCTAGTATAACTCAGGGCTCCACGCCGGACGCTCAGAGCTAAGCTCGTTGCGCACTCAATGGGTAATCATTAGTGAGACTAAGGGCGACCCGAGGGTTCGGGCGTTCTTGTTCTTGCATACGTTTTTTGCATATCGCTCACTCATAGCTCCACTCAGCGTTCGCTCACTGCTCCACTAGCCGTGTGTCTTGTAGTGAAACGTCCGCACTCAAGGCGAGCTTCGGGTGCTAAAGAACGAACTAACGGAGTCATAGAGCTACGTCTCTCTCCTCCTCCTCTCCGCACACACAGGGTAACTTATTGTTGTATGGATAACACCGAACACAAGATGTATCAGACGGAGGCTGACGCCGAGGAGAACGCCAGAGACGACAAGGACCTCGTATACGATGTGTTCCTTGACGAGCTAATCTCCAAGGAGGAGGTCGAGGGAATCGAAAGGGCCTACGAGGGCCAAGTGGAGCAATGGCTCTACTATCACAACGGTTAGTAGAACACCAGCTCATCGAACTCTAACTTAATTATTGTTGTATGGTTAATACATTCCTTAACGTCTGCCGTGTTCTCAACAAGGTGCTAAAGCGCCTTGCAGAAAACTTCATCTGGTGTCTCGCGATGTGCAGCATTTTCATGCTTCTCATAATCGTCTCGGTTATTCTAATCGGTTCGGGTCCCGAGTTGTTGAACAGCGTAATCCACGGGTGGACCGGGCCCGACTTCTTGTTCGTGCTCTTTGCGCCGAGTTTAGTTGGCACCGTGTTGCTGACCATCGGAGACGCGGTAATCCACTATCATTGGGAGGGCCTACGGCGCTAAGCGTATGCAGAAAACAACAAGGCGAGCACTGGCAAAAGCTTCCCGTCGCGTAAACTTCAAAACAAGCATAACTCGCTTCGCTTCGGCCTTCGGCACTTATATTGTTTTAAAGTTGACCCGCCGTCCAGCGTTCGCAAGAGGTCGTTACCTTTTACGGCCTACCAATTCACTCGTTCCTCGTTCCTTGGCTAGCCGAAAAGCTTTCCTAGAGATGAATTATTTTCATGTTGAAAATGAATCAAACTCATAAAGAATTTAGCAGTTTGTTCTTTACCGTAAAATCTAATTCAAGTAAGCTCCCAACGGGCAAAGCCCACAACCACAAAATGAAAACCATAGAAATCCAACTAGTCGAAGTAAGCGCAGGAATTAAAACCCGCACTGGAAATGCCACTCTTTACAAAGGGTGGAGCGAAAGTGAAAAGACCATGCTTTCGGTATGGTCCGACGACAAAAAGCCTAATCCCTTTCTAAAGGGGAAAGGAATTGCCGACTTCGTGCGCGTTGTCGAAGAAGTCCGCGAAGAGTCCGACTTGAACGGAAATAAAGTCACAAAGACATTCCACACCGTCATTCCCAGCGCTCCGCAGTCATGAAGGTCGCAGCCCCTACACCCTTCCAAGCCGCCCTTTTGGGGCGTGCCTTGGAGGCAACCAAATTCACCGAGCAAAGAAAAGCGCTCTGGCGTGCCGTGTTCCAACAAGCCAAGGCCACAGTCAAGGCTTACAACCTCTCTAGGCCAGTCGAAGACCTCGTTTCTTACTGGCTCGATATTCAACCAGAGCCGGAAGAGTCTAACAACATTGCCCTAGACGACCTACAGACCGGCTTCAAGACCATCGCGCAGGAGTCTGGCGCTGTCGTCGTGCCCCTCGAATCCCTTGAGGAATACGGAGACACATGGCAGGAAGCCCCCGAAGACACACGCAAGGGCCGACTATCATCCTCACTTCAATGGAAGCGCGACCCGCACGGAGTAACCGAACGTGCCCACCTCCCTCGCTGGTGTGACGGGACAAGCAACCCAGACGAGGAAGCCCACCTCGAACCGGCGTTTAACGGATTCGAAGGATTGACACCGCTAGCTGCAGACACTCCAAGAGCGCGTTACTATCAGACAAAACGCCTAAGAGAACGCATAGCCAAGCGCCAAGCCGGGACACAATCCCAGGCCGGGAAACACTAAAAACCAGCCCCCTTAATGCAACTAACTTGCGTTAAGGGGGCAAAAAATTTTCCCTCGGCTTCGCCTCGGGTTATCTTGCGACTTCGTCGGAATGTAAAAAAATTTTTCCGCCTTCGGCGGAGAATCTTCGCCTCCTATCGTCGGCCTGTAAAAATCAATCTAGCCTCCTATCGTCGGGCTTATGTTAGATGACTATCGTCAGTTAATTGTGTTTGTTTATTGTTGTATGCTTATGGTTTCACACAGAACTCAAGGTGCACGCCTCGCGGAAAACAACGCGACAAGTAAAAAG